TAACACCATGGATTGCAGAAAGCAATGCCCCACCCAGGATACCTGCTACACCCATCATATGGAAGGGGTTCAACGTCCAGTTATGGAATCCTTGCAGGAAGAGGAGGAATCGGAAGATTGCCGCTACTCCGAAGGAGGGTGCGAAGAACCAACTGCTTTGACCGAGGGGATAGATAAGGAAAACGCTAACGAAGACAGCAATAGGACCAGAGAAAGCAATAGCATTGTAGGGACGGATACCAATCAGGCGAGCAAGTTCAAACTGTCGAAGCATGAAACCAATGAGAGCAAAGGCTCCGTGGAGCGCCACAAAAGCCCAGAGTCCCCCAAGTTGGAGCCACCTGACGAAATCCCCTTGAGATTCAGGACCCCATAGAAGAAGTAAAGAATGACCCATAGAATCTGCTGGAGTACTAACTGCCGCAGTAAGAAAGTTCGCACCCTCAAGATAACTGGACGCGAGTCCATGAGTATACCAACTCGTGACGAAAGTAGTCCCA